TTAAATTTTATCCGCGTGGTGCATCAGCACAAATTTATCCCACAACTGTTCTTCTGTCTCGACATGCGCCGGATCTTTCACAATAGTATTGGGGATCGGGCACACCTTCTGGCAGGTTGGTGTCTCGTAGTGCCCTACGCATTCGGTACACTTATCGCTGTTAATCTCGTAGATATGATCTCCCATTGAAATCGCCTCATTCGGGCATTCGGGTTCACACATATCACAATTAATACAGCGTTTAGTAATTAGTAAAGACATTTCAATGAATTACCGTTAAATCATTTTAAAATCAGTAAGTTGTATCGAGTTTGTATGCTTTACTGTCATTAACTTACTGTATGTTGATCCAGTGTATTTAACCTTGATAAACTCAGTCCAGCAACACAAAACCGCAACACATTACATTTTGTCCCGTAGAAAAGACTTGTATGTGTGAGCTTGTTTTCTGCGCCTACGCAGATAAGGATTGAGAATGCCGCGCACTGTAACACATAATCCGGATAGCCCCAATAATGACGATGTTTTAGCCGCATCTGAAAAATGGGACGCCTGTAAACCCCCCTATACCAGCGCACACATGAAAATCTGTGTTGCTGCCGCCAAAATCATCCTCGCTGCTTCCGGTGTGGCTCGCCGTTCCAAATACGAAAAAGAGAACTATCTCCGTATCGATTTCAGCAAAGCCGGTAAGGTTACATTTTACGCCGAGTTTCCAAAAAAGATGGGCCTCAAAGGTAAAAAGCTCGGCGAGTGGCCGGAGCTCGCTATCCAGCTGGCGCGCGAAAAAGCGCTAGGTATGGCTGACGGTGGCCTGCGGGCAGAGTCCGTACATGCAGCGCTGGAAATGTACCGGGATGACCTCAAAGCCAAAGTCGCACGGCAGAAGCTGAGCCCGGACAGTTTCACAACCTACGGGGTGCGTATAGACCGGATTAAAGCAACGTTCGGCGAGCGCGAGGTGTTCAGCGACGTAACATACAATCGGCTGGTGGAAGTGCTGGACGAGTGGATCGCCACTCGCTCGAACAATAACGCCCTGGAGTTGTTTGCCGAGCTCCGTCGGTTCTGGAAGTTCTGCGCACCTACTCTTTGCAACGGCCGCAATGTTGCCGCCAGTCTGCCAGATGATTATGTTTCCTCCCGCGTACAGAAACCTACCCCCACACGGCTTTTTACCGATATTGAATCAATCGCCCGACTCTGGCTCAATGTTGCTGCCTGCGCCTCTGTACACCAGAAGAATGCTGTTCGCTTCATGATCATCACTGGCGTTCGTCCGATTAATGTCCATAACCTGCGCTGGGACTACGTTCACGAGGAGGCTGGTGAAATTGTTTATCCGGAAGGGGTTATCGGCATGCGAGGGGCTATAAAAACACAAAAGGCTTCCCCCCTGCCGATAACGCCTGAGATCCGGCGGATTATCGACGAGCAGAAAGCCTGGCGTGATTCAGTTCCTGAGTGCAATAGGGATTATGTATTTTTGCAGCCACGTGATCCAATGCAGCCATTTTCAAAACGATCACTGGATAAGCTAGTGAAAACATACAGCCCGGACGGGGCTGTAAAAGGAATAAAACATGATGGGACTGTTAAAGGGAAAGACGGTGCATTTAATACTATGTGCCGTAAATTCCTTAAGAGCAATGTTATTGCCTTGATGAAGGAAAGAGGCTATTCCCGCTCAGACCGAAGGGAAATCAGCCTCCTTTGCCTTCATCACTCCAGCAAGTCAGATGACCCGATGGCAGAACATTACGACTTTTCTGATGAGATTTTACAGGAAGAGATTGCGTTGAAGCGCGAAGCTTTCGAAGCTCACGAGCGGAGCATACTTGCGCAGGTGGCATTGCTACGACGGCGAGGTTAATACCGGCTGCGACACTTTTGAATAAAAGCGTCTACATTGCGGCGCTCATAACGAACTACTTTTGCACTGAAACGAATTGGTGCCAGGATAGCCCGATGACGATGCTTAATATTCCACTCACATAGCGTTTTCTGTGTAATACCTAACTTTTGGCATACTTCATCCGGGGTGAGTAAATCGTCGGGTTTCTCGCTCATGCTATACCTCTCTTTTTCATGGCATCGAGCAGGATGTCCTGCACTGTTCGTTTTGAGTTGCGCCGCTCCATCACCATTTCGTCCATAGTGTCGGCAGCAATAATGTGGTGAATAAATACCGGACGATTGTGTCCGGCCTGTATCTGCCTGGTGGGGCCGATACGTTCAATAATTTGCTGATATTGCTCCAGGTCCCACCAGTGTGAGAAAAATACCAGTATATTCCCGCCGTCCTGCATGTTCAGGCCGTGGCCCGCGCTGGCTGGGTGTGCAAAGAGAACAGGAATCTTTCCGGAATTCCAGTCGCGCAGTGTCTGTGGATCCTGGTCGAGGTGACGACCGCGAGGGAATGCTTTAAGCAAGCGTTCAAGATCGTGTTTCCAGTGATAAGCAACCAGCACAGGTGCGCCAGCTGCTTCGGTCAGTATGCTGTCCAGCGCCTGTAGTTTGGTGTCATGCAGTTCTGACCAACTTCCGGTGTCGTCTGTGTATACTGCGCCACTGGCGATTTGAAGACACTTCAGTGTCTTTGCCGCGGCGTTCGGTGCTTCGATACCTTCGCCATTCAGCTCGAGGAACATTTCCTTTTCCATTTCACGATACTGCTGACGGGCCTTCGGCGGCATATCCACGCGGATTACGTTATGGATGGGGTCTTTGATATCGAACCAGTCGGCCGCATCCAGCGAGAGGGTCACATCGGCTAATGCTCGCTGTATTTCACCCTGTGAGTGAGCAAAAGGCTCCAGTTTAGTCCAGCTCTGTCCCGGAAACTGTATCGAGTTGAACCAGCGTGAGGTAAACGCGCCGTAAGTGCGCCCGAGACGTTGCCCTTGGTCCACAAACCACGATTGTCCCCACAAATCTACCAGGCCGTTCGGTGCTGGCGTACCGGTGAGATTTATCCAGCGCCGGACATACTTATGCGCCACTTTGCCCAGCGCCGCCGCGCGCTTACCACCACCTCGCAGCCGGAAGGATTTTAGCCGGGTGCTTTCATCTGGAATGACAATACCGAACGGCCATCGTTCTCCCAATTCTTCAACCAGCCAGACAAGGTTATCGTAGTTGATGGTGAACACGCTTGCGTTGCTGTTCGCCAGCGCCGTAGAGCGCGCTTTGGCATTACCAACAATCGGCTGCACCTCGATATTGCGCAAATGCCCCCACTTCACTGCTTCATCCGGCCAGGTGTTTGCTGCAACACGTAGCGGCGCGAGGACCAGTGCGGGGCGTGTTTCTGCCCCTGCCATAAAAAGATCTTCCAGCGCAATGAGCGTTGCCATGGTTTTACCCATTCCCATGCCTGCCCAGATGTTGCAGCGCATAATGTCGATTTGATGATTGATGATGAGATCTTGGTAGGGGTGAGGTGAAAATATAGCATAGTCCATGGTATTGTATCTCCATGAATGAACTTATGTAGTAATAGCTTAATTATTTATTTCGAAAGGAACAGTTATGACCTCAGCTTATACAGATGTCCAGCAAGAAGAAAATATTACTGATAAATTAGTTGTTAAATATGATGGCCCCGCACTAGCAGATCATAAAATAGATTTGGATGTTTTAACTGAGTCATTGAATGGACTAAACAACTTGCTTAAAGAAGTTAATTTGGTTGTCAATGGCACTAGTGAGTGTATTAATGTTGAGGTTGAGCCTTTTAAAGAAGGCTCATTTGAGTATTTGATTGATGTTATTCAAAATCCACTTGACCATTTGAATATATTAAGCATTATTGGGCTTGGAGGTACAGCTGCACTCGCAGCAGGAAATACTCTCATTGACTTAATTCGTCAGATCAATGGTAGGCAAATAAAACGGTTGACTTTAACAGCGGAAGGAGACTGTAAAATAGTTATGGATGATGGTGAGGAAATTATAGCCCCGTCATATTTCCGGCCTTTACTTGCCTCACCAAGCATACGCAAATCCTTATCGAAGTTAATTCATAATCCTTTGCAAAAGGAAGGATACGAATCGCTTAAAATTTCAACTCAACAGGGGGTTGAGCTGATTAAGGTGCACGAAGATAATATTGAACCGTTCAGATATAGGCGCGTTCCTGTAGTGCAGTCCTTGTCTGAAAGGGTGATTGAAGAGGCTCTAATCACATTTTTGACTATTCATAAGGATAAAAACACAGGCTGGCGAGTCAACTATGGCGATGACACAATCAGCGTGTCTATAGAAGATACTGAGTTCTTACAACGTGTTAGTACGGGAAGAGAACCTGGTGTTTTTAGTGATGCTTACTTCGTTGATTTGCTCGTCCGTGAGAACTTGAATTCGCTGGACAAAACGTACATAGTTGTTAAAGTACACGGCATCTTATAGTAGATTCACATGGGGAGGGGGCTATGATTGCTTTTGCTTTTTGGCTGGCTTTTTTTAGCCTGCTTCCCGTACTATATTGGGTTCTTAAGATGGGGTTTGACCGGTTACGCTTTGCGCTTATGCCTAAACATCATCTTGTTCTTGAATGTGTTGACTCAGAAGGAGTTGTCCGTCGCGATGTCGTTGATGTCTCTTCTGATGATGAATTTTACAAAATTGCAATGAATGCCATTCGTGCTGGAAGATCAGTCAAAGGAGGGACGTTTGAGTAGCGCCTCTAAACCTGATAGCTACGAAAAAGTCCCTCTGATTTCTAATGTTGCTGCTGGTGGCATCACTGGTTTTTTAACATTACTGGTGTCCTCGTGGGACGGTCGTTTTCCGTATATTGGTTCTGATTTAAATACAATAAAGCCATTTCTTTTATTAATGCTTCCCAGTTGCGCTATGTTTCTGGCACATTGGATAAAGTCGATTGGGTTTAAATGGTCCTTAGGTAGCGTTAATCGACAGTTATTAAGCATTAATAAGAAGAAAGAAAAAGAACTTCGCCGTGATATTGAAAAGTACAAAAATGTTATTTCTAATGAAAAGATAGAGGACTTTAAAAGTCAACTTGAACAAGTATTACAAGATCGTCATGATATTATTTCTAATAATTATGCACAGAAACTAAGAGAAAGAAATTATACACAAGAAAAATATCATGAGCATAAACAAACCGCTGCAAATGATAATATTGAGCTGCAAGGCATACTGGAGAATCAGAAGTTCAATCAAAAAGGCATTGACTAAATTTTTATAATATCCTCTCTAGGTTCTTGCTATCCAGCACCACTACGGTAAAGCCCAGTTTTCGCAGACGTTCATGTTCGCGCAACTGGTCAGGCCGTGGTGGCTTGCCGGGTGATTTACATTCAACGAAAAAGATACGACCACCTGGTAGCAGGACAATGCGATCCGGTACCGAGCGGTGACCGGGAGATACAAACTTAAAGGCCACTCCGCCAGCTTTTTTCACTTCAGCGACGAGGTGCTTTTCGATAAGGCTTTCACGTTCATAGGCCATCTGAATCCCACTCTTCAAAAAGCACATTCAATTCCAGTTTCTCTGCCAACGCGTTTTCTGCACGTGCGCCGGCAGAGTACTCCCACTCTTTGAGCATATAAATCGTATCGGCACAGCGAAGCATTGTGAGGCAGATGTCCATATACTGAGCCTGTGTCAAACCATTGGGTACAGTTGCGGGGTTAAGCACAACATATCCCTTGTCCGTTAGCTTCTTTGCTGCGGAATGAAAAGCCGGGCGGTTAAATTGCTCGTAACCGCTCATCGGCCCGGCAACGTAAACGATCATTCTTCGACCACCTTACGCTTTTCACGCATATTCTGCATCAGGCAAAAATCAGATCTGCGTTCACTCCATTCCTGATTCAATTCGTGATGTGATTCGCGGTTGGCTTTTGCCCAGACCTTCGCTGCCCGGTCATATTCGCCGGATTGTTCAAGTCGCAAAGCCTCCCTTGCAGCCCTGTAATAAAGTGGATTGTCCCGGTATTTAAATGACATAGGAGTTAATCCTTACGGTAGCGGTACGCCTCAAAACCGCCAGCGTTCAGTGGGATATCGGGCGCCCATTCGGGGTTAGTGGAGAGAAGCGCGGAAAGCGCTTTATCGTTGAAATCTTCTGTGTCAGGTGCTTCGGTGATCACCTCGTCGTGTACCGTCAGCACAATGCTGTAACCGGCATCTTCGATAAGCGGCATGTTTCCGGCCAGAACGTCGCGGGCGGCCGCCTGGGTGACGTTCTCCACCAGCTTTCCGCCGTAGGTTTTGAGTCGTTGCCATTTACGCGAATAAGAGTTAACACCCATGTAGGTGATATTCCCTTGTTCGATAACCGGAGACGGGTAGCATACAGCGCGTCCGGATGGTAGCTGTATGCGTAGCCACGCGCCATCGCGGCGGATTTTAAGATAACCGCAATACAATGTTTTTTGCGGTGTGGCGATTGCAGTGCGGACGGTGCGCTCCAGTTCGTACCAGAAATCACAGGTCGCGGGATGCGCCCGGCGCCAGAGACGTTTAAGTGAGTCGCAGGCGATAAATACCCGTTCAGAAAGGCCGTAGGTTGACTTACGTTTAACCGATTCGCCGTACCAGCTTTTCGCCTCGCGGATAACATCGCGGGGAATGTTTGGCAGTGCAGCGTTTGCCAGCTCGTCGAGATCGAGACCGTAAACCAGTGCAAAAGTGATGAAGGCCGACACACCACCACCATAACCCAGACCGAGTTCCATGACTTTACCGATCTGACGCATGCGTTTATCAACATCATCTGGTGCAATATCAAAAGCTTTTGCATACGCCAGTTTATATAAGTCCGGACCCGTTCCGGCGTCGTACTCTCTGAATGCATTCAGTTTCCATTCTTCTCCTGCCAGCCATGACAGCATACGGCCTTCAATGTTCGACAAGTCACTTACCACCAGTTTTTTGCCTGTTGGCGCGATAATGCAGCCACGTAACGCTGAACTGGTTAGTTCCATGATATTGTCAAACAGCAGGTCTGCACATCCGGCTTTCAGTGCTTCGATGCCTTCGTCTATTTGTTCCTGTTTTAGTGAAGGGCGGGGAAGGTTCTGGGGCTGGAATAGCCGTCCGGCCCAGCGCCCGGTACGCGACGCCCCGCAGAACTGTAGCGTACCGCGTAAGCGCCCGTCGTGGCTTACGCCTTTCATTAGTGCCTTGTATTTACTGGTGCTGGTAGTACTGGCTTGCAGGCGGATAGCCAGCAGTTCTTTCACGGCAGATGGTAAATCGGGGTCGGCTATACGACGTTCTAGGGTACTGCGTTGCATGTCTGGTAGCTCCACACCGTAGGATTCAACGATGTGCTTAATCAACGCGTCCCGTTGTGTGGCTGCCTGCACTTCGCCATCAGTCATTTCCTGTGTACGCTTTGCCAGGCGCTTTTGCTCCTGGTCTACCGCTTCGATCGCAGCGCGCGCGAGTTGCATGTCCATGCAGACGCCCCGGTCGTTGATCTGCTGATCACGATGCCAGAGCGCCAGCTCTGTCCCCTGATAATTCCACTTCGGCAGACGTTTATAGACTTCGCGCATTGCCTCGATATCCAGTCCGGCGTAAGCAACAAAGCGCCGCCATTCTTCCGGGTGGGTTTTACTGGTGGCCCGACGCAGTTTGCTGTTTTTCGGGCGTGGCTTACAGAACAGCTGGATCAGCGCTTTACCTTCTTTGTCCTTCGCTTTGTCTTGCGGGACGCCTAGTACTTCGCAGAGTTCCCCCAGAGACCCCGGGAGACCGTGCGCCAGCGCCTGCACCATCGTGTCGCGCCAACGTTCGACTGGCGGTGCCAGTCGCGGCATTGCATAACGCAGAACGGTGCGGTCGAAGTGAGAGTTATGGAAATAAAGCAGGGTTTCAGGGTCTGCGATTGCTTCGTATAAGCCGTGTGGAATACCACCACCGGCAGTGATATCCCACACGTTTACTGGCCCGTCGTTGATAGCCCATGCGAAAAGCATCACTTCAACGCCTTCGGCATACGCATGGGTACCGTTGTTGATCGGAATGTCACAATAGGTTTCCAGGTCGCCCCATAGTATATTGGACATAAAATATCCTCATATGGTATATGGTTAAATGCTAGATATCATGAATTAAAGGAGACAACTAATGACTGTGGGTAATAAGAGACAGCCTAATGGATTACCTGAATATTATTGTCACCGTGGTAACGACATAAAAGATGCGATAGTTCGGGATTTTACTATTCAGCCTGTTGCACACCTGAAACTTATTACTGGACAAACTAAAACCAGTTATTCCGGTTATCCGTTAACCGATCAGTACTATTGTTTTTCATTTAAAAAACGCTCTGATGAAAATTGTACAGGGGCTTTTTTCTGTGGTAGAGATGTTGCAAAGGATTTCATTCGGCGTATCGGTTGTACAGAGCTGCCGTTATTTAATCCTATGAAATCGGATACCAGTGCAGCAATAGAACGTTCCGGTTCTGGCTCAGGTAGTTCTGGTATTACTGTCAAGCCAAATGCTGACAAAAAGCTATTTATAGACGCAGTTCGTCTGTTAATGACGCTGTGGGATTCAACAAGTAAGGGACAAACCCCACTGGCGTCGGTTCTTAATGAAGCAATTTCTGGTGGTATAGATAAACCTCCAGAAATTAGACATGTAGTGGCGGTTAATACAATGTTGGGTAACACAAAAAATACTTTAACTGGTCTGCTGGATAAAGCAAGAGCGAAGTATCCTGATGTGTTATTCAGAGATTTTGATTTCACGCCTCTTAACGAGATTGTAAAACGTTCAAAATCATATAATAAGCATCCCCCTTGTTATTGAGTATCAGACACTGTATTGGTAGGAAGGCCTATCATTTCATTTAATGTCTCTCGATGTACCGCTGGTGCTAAAGGGACTGGCGGTGCGTCTGTTGGAAGCAGTTCTTTAGCTTCGGGCCATACATCCAGTAATCGTTTTACTGTCCGAACTTTATTTAGAGCCGCGCTGACGTTCTGTATGATTTCGGTTTCATCACTTTTAATTTGTGTGTAGAGAGCATCAAAGCTATAAAACTCCGTTACCAGAGGATCTTCGCCAAGTAGAGTAAATTCTGCAGGTGCTATTTTATTAATATGCTCGGGGGCTCCTGATTCATAACCTCTGTAGTTGCCATTGAAATAAATGTTTGCTCTGGCTCCAGCCAGATTGAGATATATGCAGCAATCTTTTCGAATTAAAGAACTATTGGTTTTTAATGAATCAGGGATTTTTGTGACCATGGATTCAATCTTTTTTATATTTTTTAATATTTCAGCTTCTTTCTCTACGCCCCCGATAGCTGCAAGCCGAACACGTTCGGCCCATTCAACACGAGCAGCTCGTAGTGCTGATTTACGTTTGGGGATACCCGCTTTCTCAAGTGCGTTATTGATGATTTGAGTTTTAAGGTGATTAGTTAATACGGGCTGTGACATTATACTTTCCCTCATGAGATCCCCCAGCACGTAGCTGGGGGATGAATATTTTTAAATTAGTGCTTCAGCATCAGCACCTTCGCTGATATCGTCAAAATCGTCAGCGCTTGCCACTCCGCCGCCAGCGAATGCATCGCCGTCTCGCAGGAACTGGACTCCGCCGAGTGAGGCATTAATGCGTTTACCGAAATTATTGTCCTGTGCCCAGATATCGATAACGGCGTTTACATAGCACCCTGCATAGGGACGTCCATCAGCCTGAATTAGTGGCGAACGATCGCGATCAAGAACAGCTGGGCGCGCTTTGTTAGCAGCATTCAGGAAGAAATTACCGGGAAAGCCTTCATACTCTGCTTTTTCATCACCATCATGTAGGCACAGATTGAGTTTTTTCTCCAGCTGGCTATAAATGGGCTCCCACTTTTCTCCCCATTTTTCCTTCGCTACCTGCTTCATAGCTTTACGGATTTCTTCCAGTTGTGGGTGTTTGGGTGACATTAAAAATACTGCGGAGAAACGCGGATCGCCTTCGCCGTTTACAGTTTTAGCTTCAAACAGAGACGGGAAGGCCAGACGAACATTGTTCAGCTTCAGTTTCATGGGTATTTCCTTAAATCAGATGAGGTCTGCGGTTAGCGTATCGTCGGATACGTCGTCGAAATCATTTACAGGGTTGATATTGAGTGCGGGGCGTGGGTCTGACTCGGGAACGACGGTGGGTTTACCATCAGCTCGTGTTATCAGTGCCTCGACTTTTGACCAACGGCGCGGACTGGCCTTTTTGATAAGTTTTTCGGCTTTTGTGGGACTAATAAGTTTAAAGTCGAATACTTCTTCAGTTTTGTACCTGAACTGGTCTTTCAGCAGCGCGCGGGCGGCTTCTTCATCGCTCCAGGCGCGATTACCCTGTTTACCAGTAACCAACTTAAAGCCCGGTACCGGATGCCCGGCGTTCAGCTCACTGTTCACCCGGTCGCGCACAGCCTTTAGCCAGGATTCAATAAAGTCGGCCTGGCTGTAGATCTCCGCCAGTTCCTCGATTGTCAGAAGCGGTACGCGCGAGCTGGCATCAGTGATGATTTCACTAACCGGTTTGGTCAGGTCTTCGAAATCGCTGGCAGCAGTTTGCATGTGCTGCATTTTCTGAGCAATGCAGACTGCTTTGGCTTTGCAGAATCGGCACTGTTTTTCCCCGGGGGTGAAGTTTTCCAGCGGCAGGGTTTCGACGCCTTCGCAATCGGCGATGTTGAACATCACGATTACACTGGCTGCCGCTTCCTGCGCCCGTTCGCCGAACGCCTGGAGCTCTTCCACCGTCAGAGCCCACTCTGAAACGTGGTTAAGCCGCGGCTGGTGGATGAACAGGCGCACCGTCTCGAAGTCGTACAGCATGCTGAACTGTTCGAGTGCGCCAAGGGCATACAGCTGCAGCTGCTCGTTCTGCTCGGCGTCGACCCGCACACCCTTACCGTATTTCAGATCGTGGATCTGCAGCTCGTTGCCCGCGATGATTACGCCGTCGGCGGTACCGAATGACTCGTCTACGCCCACGATATGGGAGAAGTCGACACGCTGCTCGACCAGCAGCTCATTGCCCTGCGCCAGCGCCCAAACAGTGTCGACGTAACGACCAACGGCTTCGACCATTTCCTCATCTACCTGCGGGCCGGAAGTATCATCCGGGTGCTCAGCAAGAGGATAGGATCCGAGGAACATCGCGACGGTGCAACCTGCATAGTGCTCCGGGTGGCTCTGGCGGTTGCGCAGCACCTTTTCGGCAAGTGCATGCGCTGCAGTGCCCTCGATTGCAAAAGTTGTTTCTTTATCCGGTTGTGTGGCCTCCAGCGCCAGACTTCCTGGGCAGCGCATCCATCGATGCGCTGATGATGGAGAAAGTTGTGCGTGAACGTCTGGCATGATTAACCCTCCAGTGCTTTTTCAGCCAGGGTGATTACTTCAGCGAGATTTTCATCCGTTACTTCACCAAGTTTCCTGGCTCCCTGTTTTTCCAGAATTGCAATAGCTTCTGCCCGGTAACCCCCTTTTGCTAACTGGAGGATCAACCCTTCAGCTTGTTTGCGTAGTGCCGCGAAATCAATTGTATGGTCATCTTTGGCGTCATTATTCTGACTGGAATTTGCTGCGTCTCTGCGTGCAAATTCTTCCTGCAGCTGAAGGTACTCAACACGGTTGATCTCGATATGGCCTTTTTTAAGCATCTCGTTCAACTTGCGTAAGGTGTGGAGTTCACTGGCTGCTGTGCCGGATACATTTTTGACGTAAAACGGCCCCGTGCGTTCTCCATCTTTGTTACTGGCCTTTTTCGGCTTAACTTCATCACGCCCATCTGCAGGTGCATCAAGTAGCTGCTCGGCAAAAGCACGTCGCTCGCCGATGGTTGGCAGGTCGTCCCAGAACTTAAGAATGTTACGGGACAGGTCCAGGAGAGCAGGTTTAAGCAGCGCTCTGGCTCGTTTGACGCCCTGTAATGCGCTGTCGAGAGCATCAATCTGAACTACTCGTTTATCTCACAGTAAAAGCCGCCGGGGTATGGGCGGGTGGCATTGAAACACCTTCGGTGGAAACCCCATCGGAAGGTTCAAAATTTTTTGGTTTTGATATGGATAACGAATTCATCAGTGGTTTTGATGTAGGGGCATGGGGAGTATTACTCTGATGGCAAAAAATGACTTTAAAGCATTCGCAACGGGTAAAAATGCCAATGTTATGTCGCAGGAGGAATGGGAAGCGTTGCCTGCGCTTTTATCCGGATTTACAGCAGGGAAAGCATCCAGTGCGCAAGTCAATAAGGTTATTCGACAGGCCAGCTTTATTGCATCTGCAATGGCACAATATACAGCAAATGAAAGTGGACTGGATGTACAGGACGATGGCGATCAGGCCGGCTTTATCGCAAAAATGTCGTCTGCATTAGATAAGAACTATCAGAGAATTAATGCCATACTTACCGCACTTGCTAATCTTTCAGCATCCGAAAACAAATTACCGTATTTTACCAATCAAGATACCGCTAATTTGGCTGACCTGACACAGGTTGGGCGAGATATTTTGGCAAAAAGCTCTGTTGCTGATGTCCTTAAATATCTTGGTTTGGAAAATAATTCGACCTTTCCTGTAGGTGCCCCGATCCCGTGGCCATCAGATACAGTTCCATCTGGTTATGCTCTGATGCAGGGACAGACTTTTGACAAGTCTGCATACCCGAAACTTGCAGCCGCTTATCCGTCAGGCGTGATCCCTGATATGCGTGGCTGGACGATTAAGGGCAAGCCCGCCAGTGGTCGTGCCGTATTGTCTCAGGAACAGGACGGCATTAAATCGCACACCCACAGCGCCAGTGCTTCAAATACAGATTTAGGGACAAAAAACACATCATCGTTTGATTATGGAACTAAATCTACGAATAACACTGGTGCGCATACCCATAGCGTTAGCGGAACAGCAGCTTCAGCAGGTGCACATACGCATCCGATATCTCAGGGGGATAATGCTAACGTTAGCTCCGGTAGAGTAGCTTCGTCGAACTCTGCTCAAACTCACTTAGGTGCAACGAATTCTGCTGGCGCGCATACCCACTCAGTATCAGGTACCGCAGCAAGTGCTGGGGCGCATACACATACTGTCGCTATTGGTGCACATACGCACTTTGTTGCGATTGGTTCACATGGACACACCATCACCGTTAACGCTGCTGGTAACGCGGAAAACACCGTCAAAAACATCGCATTTAACTATATTGTGAGGCTTGCATAATGGCATTCAGAATGAGTGAACAATCACGGACCATAAAAATTTATAATCTGCTGTCCGGAACTAATGAATTTATTGGTGAAGGTGATGCATATATTCCACCCCATACAGGGCTGCCTGCAAAGAGTACCGATATTGCACCGCCAGATATTCCGGCTGGCTTCGTGGCTGTTTTCAACAGTGATGAGGCATTGTGGCATCTCGTTGAAGACCATCGGGGAAAAACCGTCTATGACGTGGCTTCCGGCGACGCGTTATTTATTTCTGAACTTGGCCCATTACCAGAAAACGTCACTTGGTTGTCGCCGGATGGGGAGTTTCAGAAGTGGAACGGCACAGCCTGGGTGAAAGATGCAGAAGGAGAAAAACTGTTCCGGATCCGGGAGGCGGAAGAGAAAAAGGCAAGATTAATCCAGGAAGCGACTGATAACATAACAATTCTGCAGGATGCTGTTAATTTTGAAATGGCAACTGATGAGGAAGTATCGATGCTATCTTCCTGGAAAAAATACCGGGTATTAGTGAGTCGGATTGATATAAATACAGCTCCGGATATTGTATGGCCAGAGCTGTGATTAAACGGAATTATGTGTGAGATGAGTTATAAATAATTTCAGAGTGAAATTTAGTAATGAATGTGGAGTCATCAGGAATGTCATGCAGTACCAATGCATGAGCTCCTATTTTTACATCATTCCCTATATGCACTTTGCCACCAAGGATGGTGGCGTTACAGCCAATGGTTACATTATTTCCTATGACAATATCCATATCATTAAATTCACCGCGAAGTCCAATAGTTACTCCAGGCTTAATTGAACAATTTTCACCTATTGTAACTTTGTGACCGATAACAACGCCATTGAGATAAGATATGTCAAACCCTTTACCAATATTTACAGTTAAGGGAACGGTTACATTGTATTTATCAAGAATGAAACGTTCTATTTTTCCCGCAATCTTCCGACAGTATCCGCCTTTATCAAAAAGGTATTTGGCTATGCGCCACCAAAATAAATAACGTAATCTTCTGTGTTTTATTGCGCGAACAATTGCTTTTCGCCAGGAGAAAGGGCGTTTATAACCTATTACTTCATAGTGTATACACTTTTTAAGTTCACTAATATTCAT